TCTGTAAATGATTTGGTGAAGCCGTGACCGTGGAGTGAAGCAGTACCGATAGCTGCAAGGTTTCCTTGTGGTGTCTGACCGGCAGGGTCGGTCTCTTGTGTTTGTGCTACTGGTGAGATGTTGACCGGAGAATATCCCCCGCCTAAAAATTCGGGGCGCTGAAGTCTTGCGTCCGGTGATGTGACACCAAAGTGGGCGTGTATTACCTCGGTGTACCGAGTTCCGCCACGTGCGTCACGCTCAAGCATGCGCTGAAGTTGAAATGCTTCCCGCATTTGATTGATTGTCCAACCGTCCGTGATGTCTGTTAAGTCAACGGATAAATTGGGATTATCCCAAAGGGCGGGTTGATCTGCGCCGATTGGCGATGCTGACCATTGGACTGAACTTGTCCCCCCTGACATTTCAAGAGCGTTATTGAAATTTGACCCGCCACGAAATGTTGGCGGTTGGTATGGGTCTGTCACGCTGATTGTTGCGTTGCCGGTGAGGGGTACAGTTACCGCTTCACCCTTTTGTGGCCACGGCAGACAGGACGTAAAGTAGTCGTGCCGTTTTCCACGGTTATAGGGTGGGATGTTGAGTTCGTAGCTTGCTGTGTCTCCGGGATCCCAGTCGACAGTTCCAACGTTGAGATTCTGGTCTCGAAACCATTCGTTCCAGATGAGTTGATACGCACGCTGTGGCAACGCACTGTGCTGATAAGAAGAAGTATTACCAGTAGGCAATCCAAAATAATCACCCAGTGATTGCGGGTCATATCCCCCCCCAGTGGATGCGGGGGGCACCGTAACCATTGGGATAGTGAAATCCGTTGAGTCTCCGGGGTTGTCTTGCGCTCCATTGAATCGTTCCCAGTTAGTCCAAAGTAGGCGATATGGTACTGCAAAGAAGAAGGTCTCCATGTGCAGATTGTCCATAATCGGTTTGATTGGGGTAGCAAGACGGGCAAAACCCGTCATGCTTAAGTTGAAGGTATCTCCGGGCAGGGCTTCGTCCAGAAAGATTGGGATGAGTAGACCGGCATCAAATGTCGTTTTCAGGCCGTGTGATCGATCAAATTGAGATCGTTGAATCTCGGCTTGTGGTACCTGTGAAAACTGGTGTGTCATTGATGTCGATTGCATTTTTTTACTCTCTGTCTAGTGTTGGGAACTCCGTTGGTGTTTTGAAGTTTACACCATTCCCGATCGAGATTGCAGGTATAGCGGTGATTTCACCTGTTTGATCATCGAATTCGCCGATCATGAACAGGGTGTAATCTTCGGAATGATTACCGATCGGATGATTGGGTTCGTTGCACATATCGCTAAATGTGCGTGTTGCTTGTCCATCGGTCATTTGGGTAAACGGTTGAGCGTAGGACTCGGATTTGCAGTCATGTATTGTGTATATTCGAAGTTTCACTGTAGTTCTCTCCTTAGTCGTTGAAGTCTGGCTCTCGCATTTTTTTCTCTTGCTTCGAGCCGTTTTGGGTGTGTTTCGTTGTAGTAGGCCTTGCCGGTTTGTTCCCGACACTCTTTGATATTTTCGAGTGTTTCCGGGTCGACCTTAGCTAACAGCTTGTCATAGTACTTGGGGGTTTTAATTCGTTTTCCATCCCTTGTGATTATTTCATCGTTTTGATGCACGTCAGTTTTGCCGAATTTGTCATACCATTCTTTGCCGATACCGGGGCGCCGTGACATGTCGTTATATTCCGGTTGTCGGTCAATTACCTCGCCGGTTTCTTGGTCTATTTTTTCGTAGTGGGATTGGCTTTGGTCTCCGTTTATTTTCTTCATGCAGTAGCGTGCTACGTAACCGGCAGATGCGAACGTTACGTTTCCAATTTCTGAGAATCCGAAAGGCCATAGTTTTTCCAATGTTGGTGATCTGTATATTTTGTTTTCTCGTTGGATGCGGTGAAGTTTTTTGTCCGGGAAGTCATGGCCGAATATTATTGCGTGATAGTGAGGACGGCCGAGTTTGTCTATTACCTCGCCGGTTTCTTCGTCTTTTTGTTCTTTGCCATATTCCCCGGCCACATAGTAGCGAATCTTTTTGGGTGATATTTTTTTGCGCAGACGTTTCATGAAGTCTTGAAAGTCTTTTTTTCTTAGGGTTCCCCCGGGGGGGAGGTGTTCGGGAGAGTAGGTGAGGGTTATGAAACTATTTGCTTGATGGAGTTGGGCTTCGTGCATACATCGAATAGCCCATGATCGTGATCTGTCAAGACGGCAACCTATACAACCGTTACACGGTATTTTGAGTGGTTGCAGGTGGGTATGACCCACCTTTTTGAAGGTAATGCCGTCTCTGGTTTTCCATGCGTCAATTGGGTTGTAACAGGGCACATTTAAAGCCTGATACCACCACGCATGATTTTAGACTTGGCAGAGGGCACATTTTTTTTGTGTGTGCGTGCTGCGGTGTTGCGAAAAAGTTTCTTACTTTTCCTTTTTTTCATTTTGTATCGTTTCATATTTTGAGTCCTTTTAGGTCGGGTGGCGTGTGATTGGTGTCACTTGGAACAGTTAAGAACAAGTAATTAACTGTTCGGTTGCGGAAAGTCAAGTGATTTCCGCTTCGATGTCTACCGCACTTTCGTTTGGTTGCTCCTGATTCTCAACGTCAACTATCGTTGCCGTTTCCGAGTCCGGAGCCGTTATTTCGCTTTCTGGAGCGTTTGGTTGCGATTGCTGCTCAAGGTATTGATCGAGGGTTAAACCCTTTTTTTGATCGTCTGGCATTGCTTCGTATGCCGATTTTATGGCAGCAGTACTCATTCGCAGATGCGTCATGTCGTTTGGCGGGGCTTCGCCGTATTTGACTTGGCGAGTTACTGGTATTTCACCAGTTCGTTGATATCTGTCAACTATGTTGTTGATGTTGCATTCGTCTTTGAATGATTGTTGAGTCTGGCTTTTTTTTGGGAATGTTATCCCGCACTTTTTGTAGTTGCTGAATTGTGTTTTTAATTTTGGTTTCTTCATTTTTTGCTGCGTACCGTTGTAGTGCGGTTCTTACCCATTATTGATTGGAATATTTTTGTCGGATTGAGCAGATTTGCTGCCGAACCGAGTATTTGGTTGCCACCCATGAGTTGCCAGTATTTTACGGCCTTGCCGTATTCGCCTGAGTATATTTGCGCTTCACGCTCGGCTGATTTGGCATTGAACGCTGCGATGGTTGCATTTTGGTCTAGATAGTCGGCCTGAGACGAGAGGTACTGACGTGTGAAGTTTTCAGTTTCTTGCTTCGCCAGATTAAGATCAGCTTGAGTTGTTTCTCTGTATGCAGTTTCCTTGGCCGCTTTTTCCTGTTCGTTGATTAATTTGACCTCGGCCTTTAGCCGTTTTGCTGCCATTGCCGTTGACACGGCAGGTTCGAGAACGTTTTCTACTCCGGCCATTGCGCCGGATGGTGTTGACGCTCCAGAGTGAGCGGAAAGTATTGGATTGAGTCCGGCTGCTCGTAGGTCTGCTACTTCACGTTGATGTGCCGTTGATGACATTCGCTCTTGGAATGCCATTTGTTTTTTTGCCAGTTTTTTCCGGGCTTTGTTTTGGATGATGCCCCCCAGTAGGGAGGCAGCTCCAGTTGCGATTTGACCCCACATTAGAAGTGGTCGATGTTGCCGGGAACGCCGTATAACGGCATTGGCCTGGCGCACTTGAGTTTGAAGAATGCATCGAACAGAAAATGTGGTTCGTCCTGGACGGCTATGCACCTGTCCAGTGGTACTTGTTCTGCGATGAAGGGTTCGTCCAATTGTGGGTAGTTAGTAAAGAATTGTGCGAGGTGCCATACGTCCAGATTGGTTGAGAATTGAGACCGGAATTTGCCGGTGATCTGGGAAGGCTTATAGCGGTATTCAGCGTAGCGTTCCTGATATCCGAATACCTCTTCGTCCTGAGCTGCACCAGTGCAGTATATTTCCTTGTTCAGGACGGCTTGTTCTCCCAAGTGGGAGAGTGCCGGCCAGTAGAAATCGTATCTGGTTTCCCGAGACCACATACGGTTGAGCCCTTGCTGATACGTTAGGTCTGCCCGGACACAGACTATCCCCATTAGAACGCAATGTTCTGTAAATGATTTGGTGAAGCCGTGACCGTGGAGTGAAGCAGTACCGATAGCTGCAAGGTTTCCTTGTGGTGTCTGACCGGCAGGGTCGGTCTCTTGC